GTTTTTATATTTTCGAGTGAAAAGACCAAAGAACTTGTCAATTAAGAAAAGAAAATTAGGTAAAAGTATCCTATTGCCAGACAAACGGGATTTCGGTGCGCGGGATGTTGTGAGCAGTGCGATAATCGGAGATTGTGAAAGCGGAAGGGGGGATAACGTCAGGATCGTTAATGAAGTGAGAGCGGTCCCATTTCGGGTAGAAAGAGAGTGGGCCTTGCCATTTTGAGATGTGGCGGCGGACGATTTCAAGAGATGGAAACTCAGCGAGAGAGAATTGTTCACGGAGAGATTCATCAGCACGGAGATAGCCGGGAAGGTGGGCTTGGACGTGAGAAAAGAAGTCGGGATCAGTAGCGATTGTCGAGTCGTCGAGAAATTCGTAGTAGATATCACGACAGAAGGCATGGAAAGTGGGATCCATAGCACAAGCGGCGTAAGCCATACCAACAGCGCGAGCTGAGGTGTACTTGGGTTTGGGGCCACGTTCTGGGTAGCACATTTGTGCGACTAGTTTGCCAAGAGGACGGACGGGGTTGCCAAAGTTACAGCGGTAAGAGAGGGTTTCTATCTTATTGCGAAGGACAGTGATGACAGATTTTGTCTTAGAGAGGACACAGCCATAGCGGGAAAGAGCGTAACGTTCAAAGAATGAGATAAATTCTTCGAGTTTGGAGATTGACCAGAGAGTAAAACCAGTATTATCATCACCCATAACGAGTAGAAAGATCTGAAAGATTTCGGCGTCGGAACAGCCAAATTCGATGAGACCATCAAAGATGAGAAAAAGGTTACAGAAAGAGTCGAGGTACTGGGTGTTAAGCAGTCCGGAAGGAACACCAGCACATGAGCGTGCGTATGCGAATCCGTCGGCGGTGACGAAAACCATATTATTATACCAAGTGTGAAGGAAGGTAAGGAGATTAGTGATTCTAATGAACATCTTGTCTGGAGAGAGGTCGGGGTATTCGGGATAATCATAAGTGGGCTGGTAACCGTGTGAGATAACGATGAGGCGTTCGAGAAAATGCGTGAAGAAGATGTCAGTAATGACACGAGGCATGCGTTGGTCGAAGGCGGACCAGTCGATTGTAAAGAATGAGGTGAATGATTGTGCGATTCGATCTAGTTGGCGGTTGGAGCCACGGATTGTTTCGTAACCATACATAATACAGCATTCAATCTTGCGAGCGAGGACATGAGCAGGGAAGGAAAGCATTGATTCTAGTCGTAAGAAAAGATCATCGACTGCGTAAACAGGTCGTTGCTTTAAATTGCCATCTCGGTCGGAGATATGATTTCGAGTGAATAGCATTGTTGGGCGAGAGAGAAAGAAGTGGCGAAGTTGTTCGATCGAAGGAGTGTAAGTTGGAATTGGAGTGCCAAATTTCTTGATGTTGTGAACAAGAGTGCGGGCCATTTCAAGGAAAGCGTTGATGTAGTATCCTTTAGACGTAGCGCGGTGAGCGTATTCCTTGGGGGCGGAGAAAAGGGCATGAGCAGCCATTTTAAATGAATGTCTGTTGAAGTAGCCGGTTCCGGTGTGAAGAGGAGTTTTGTCATAGAGGGAGTCAACGAAATGTATCGGAAGGAAGGGAGTGATCGCGAGGAATGAGATAACTAAGTTCAGAATGCGTTGGATTCGGAGTTCGGGAATTGGAGCAGAGGGAGTCTGAGGCTTGAAGAAGTCTTTGACGGTTGCGTCTGTGGTGCCGAGTGGTCTAACGTATTTGCGGACGTAGGTAAGGTATTGCGGATAGCGATGACGTACGATTCGTTCAATTCTGGGTTCAATGTGGAAGCCAGATTCGGGTACAAGGTCAGTAGCGGTAACAACTTGAGAAGTCTTGAATTCGTAAGGAAGAGCGATGATGCCAGAGGGGGGAATTCGGTTGTCGGGAAGTTTGTCGAGATCACGAGGAATGTAGAATTCAGAGGGGAAACCTTTGTTTTCATTATTCTGTTGGAGGATGTGTTCGATGTTTGAAGCTTCAGCTTTGTAGCGTTCATTGATTTCGGTATCTTTGAAGTTAAATTGATAGCCACGTTCGAGACGGTCGAGGTCTGAGTCATTGTGTTCTTGAAGAGTCGATTCGGGGTCAGTGCCAGAAGATTGGAAGATTTTCCAGTTTCTTTTGAGATGAGCTAGACGTTCATGAAAGTAGTCACGGATCTGAGGGAGAGCCATAATGCGGAGAGAG